CCATACTGCAAGAGCCATTCCCACACGAGCCATCTCATACGGTGGTGTATTAGCATCAGCCCACTCACCTACTTTCTCACCGGTCTGTCGACACTTAATCGAGCCAACTGAATTAGAAGCTCCTTGTCCTTTCGACAAGTCGAAACCTATAACATAATCAAGATTCTGGTCCAGTCTACCATTTACCAAATTAACCCAGATCTTGAGTTTACCCTTGACTGCTCTCTTGCATACTATCTTCTTCAGATCTTTCTTCTTCAGGATCATCGGAATACTATCGTTGGCCACTCCTCTTACGAAATCTACATCCCATTGTGTCTTGGGTGGGCGACCGAATATCGCTATATGTTTTTCAATATTCGTGACAGTAAAAAATGTCGAACCAGCTTCAAGATCATTAGCATCAATTTCCCTTGCCATTTCCTGCGGTGATCTAACTTCTGATTCCGCATCATACCAAGGTGATCTAATCTTATAAGCGTTTGTCACTGGATCTTGAACAACATGACGACCCTCACCTTTATTTGGATGATCATACCACATGAGTGGAAACACCATGATCGTACCATCGTTCTTCCACTTGCTATACTCAGTTCCGGGACCACTCACGGTTGAGTTCACGATACGCATCAGTGCTGCATCTCGTGTTGCGGAACGCATAAGTCGTCCATGTTTGACTTTGGCAAACTCATCCAACAGAGCTACCAGTCGTCTGTCACCAGATGCGGCATGTTCGGTGGTTGACTCTCCATCAATACACGAACCGTTCAGAATGTTGTAGAGGTGCATCTTGGTTCGGTATTTCTGTCCTACGGCACAATGAGGTGGTTTCATCCAATCAGGTAGCCATGTATTGATGAGGTCGTGCTTCTGGAAAAGTGCCTTGAGGTTGCCGTTTTGGTCGACATAAGGTTCAGTCCTTGACAATTCAAGCAACTGCGAATCAGATCTGAACAACCATAACCAGTGCATAAATATTGTACACATCCATGAGGCACCCATGTCACGTGACTTGTTAATCAGGATGTCTTTTGCATTAGCTAAATGCCAGATAAGTCTCTCGAAAAGAATATCTTGGATCTGCCACGAAATAAATGGATGATACGCTTCTTTCGATTCATATCGTTCACCAGTTTCACCAAATACGTCAAACTGGTGGAACGTGAAAACAAAAGTATTTACCCAAAATAAAAGACTTTCCCTACTTGCTGTCATCAGATCGTCTTGAAACCCTTTATCGAACTCAGCATCTTTTAAGATCTGAGATCGATATTCAAGATTCGCCATTTTCCTCTTGGGAACAATTAATCCCGTTTTGGAACAAGTCCAGAACTCAGGCACATCGGGAAACGGTTCGCTTAAAGACGGTCGAAGTTTTTCGACTACATCAATCATTATGAATTTTTCAAAGAACTTTGCTTCGCAATCTGATTTACTCGTTTAGCACCAAGACCAGAAACTTTATCATGAAGTTTAGCTTTATCACTACCACTCTTAGCATCTGCTTGACCTACTCTACCTTCCATTCGATCCCAGATCACGTTGATAGCCCATTTATCAGGTTTGTAGCGTACCGGTTTAATACCTATTTTCTTCCCGGCCTTATCAAGAACATCTACTTCTTCTTCATAACCAAGAGCTAATTTGAATATATGTCTTGCAATCGCTTCGGCTTTAGTAAGCATCACAGCCTCTTCACCCTTAGCTTTGATCACAGGATCATCGTGAATCTCACTGGCGATCTCTTTGATAAACTTCGACAACAATTTACCAGCTACGATCTTTTTACCGTGCTCGCTTTTTTCCGTGTCTTTTTCCATAACTTTTTATGTCTTTACTTGTGGGAAAATTCTTTCTTTTCGTTTCAGCAAATTCCTTCAACTGCTGTTCAGTCATTTTTGTTTTTGTTTTCTTACCTGCTCTTTTACGAGCTAACTCCGCTCCCATAAACATCTGTTGTTTCTTACTTACTGCGGGCATTCATACACCTCTTATATGCCTCTAAGATACTCTTAACATTCTCACATAAACTGATACCCCTACCTCCCCCATTAGCATGACCTACATACATCCCCACTAACTTACCATCGGAGTTGTATAATGGGCCACCACTACTCCCTGGTCCACCTTCGGCATCCGTCTGTATCAAATCCTTCCAACCCATACTTGGGAAGTCCCTATTGAGATGAGATACGATTCCTTTAGTCAGAGAAAATATAAAAGGCCCCCCACCAGGTGCACCAACAAGATAAACAGAGTCTCCTATATTAACAGGCACGAATGACATCTTGATTATACCGAGTTCATCTGCCTTTACGAATACAAAAGCAATATCCTCTTCTTCATCCATATAGAAGTCGCTCGACTTTAGTGTAGTTCCATCTCTTAATTTTATAGTAAGAGAATTTACTCCCTCAAGACAATGGGCAGCGGTTAAGATCACGTCATCATCAATAAATACCCCAGAGCCATTACCCCAGAGCACCACTGACGCATCGACCATATTCTCATATAGATCAGTTTTCCTATTCTGGAAACCTACTATAAACAAGAAACACATCAACCACAGTGCTATCCCTGCTCGTAAAATCCATTTCTTCATTACATCTCCTTATTTCGCAAGTAGCCTCAAGATAAACCTACGTGAAGCATCTGGTGTTTGAAAATGCAACAGTGTATAACCATACGGAATCCTGATCACAATAGTATGACCTGAACCACAGGCCCAGATACAGTTTGCATCAGTACCAGTATCGGCGATACCAAAGAAATGAGCACCTTTAATACAGGTAATAGCATACATCTCACCAGCCACAACTGTTATTGTCTCATTAGTATTCTGAGCACCGGCAGACACATTCTGCCCACTGCCGAGCACTGGATCGCTGATGTCAGGATGGGGTCCGCAGCGATTTCCGCTGTTATCACATGAAAACATCTCTCCAACTGGCATATTATGTCTCCTTATAATTTTCTTATTTTAGTAATACAACCTTTTGGTATCACAGTCAAATCTCGTTCTGGTTTATCTTCAAGTTGAATAGTACAACTGAGTCGTATAATCTTATCATCCTGGTTTAAGAAATATCCTACTGACTTGCATCTACATGTCGGTTTCTCTTTCGCTTCTTCTTGCGAGATCCACACAGAATGAGTAACGATGTCACCCCACTCAACTTCTATGACCTGGTTCAGTTTGAGTTTCATTCCCCACCAACCGGTAATTGTCGGATCTCCTGTTCGAGTATCAGCAAGTCATTAGGACAATGGGCTTCCGGCATCACGAAGAAACCATGTTCATTCGTATCAATATCATATTCGACTGTAAAACCACATACTGAACAATGAGCGTAGATCTTGACTGTTTTCATCTCCGTTCCCTCAATGCAGCATCAATCCGAACCTGTTCTATCTGACCTTGCGTGATCTGCCGCTTCCTATCGACCATTGCATCGAGGATTTTCGCGTTCTTAATTGGATCCAGGGTACTCATGGTCTTCTTAATGAACTGTTCGCGGGGAAGATCTTTTTCAGAATCCGAGAAACTATCATATAATTGGCCTATTTGTTGGGGGGTCATATGCTTTAACTTCCAATCGGCTCTCCGTATGGTTCGACAAACATCAAATATTCAAATATCTCTTCTTCGGTCATCATACCATCTCCTCTCTAACGTGGGGTTGACATCCGGGGTAAGCAAGGTCCAGAGGACCGTTGCTGACACAGCTCTGTTACTGGGTCGTCTGAGCTGCTGACCTGCCATTTCGCACTTCTGGCGGCCTGGCAAAAAGAAGTTCTCCTCTATCTATAGGTAGAAATTGGAACTATTTGGAAGGTTTACGGAGATAAATCTCAAAATTATTATTATATTCTCCTTGAGAGGGGTCCCACTGTTGTTTTTACTACATATATGTGGACTTTTCTCGGCATTTAACTATATATGTGTAGACTTTTACACAGATGGGAGTCAGTTAACATGCTAACCTGTTGTTGCTGTTGAGGTTATGGTGTTAAGCGATTATCTAACAGGGAAAATGGGGTGTCGGGATCTTGTAGGAAGGGAAGGTCGGGACTCCCCCCACAGAATCCAAAGGGTCGGGACGGGGGGTATCGACTTCAGACGACCTGGTATCGTCCGATAAGAAAATCTTCACCGATTACACAGATTTATCTTGCACATCAATCAACCATAGTGTATACTATACATATGAATGGTCATAACATAATTAAAGGAGAATCAAAATGACCACTGTGGCCTAAACTCCACAAGCAATGGCCTGTTAAACTCCGGATGGATAATACAGGCCAGAGCTTATGAAGTTTAGACTATTCACAGACATAACGAACAGACAGATGCTACTGCTTATAGTACTGGCATACGTCTGTCTATGCTAACGCCCACTACGCAAGACGTGAGGGGCCTTCTCATGAAGACCATGAAACGCAATAGACTACGCCAGTTAGTATCGTGGGGATACATCACGCAACCAGAAGCTAATCAGTTGTGGCGTGAATACTTAAAACTCTATCGGAGGGTAACGAAATGAGAACAGCAGAATCAGACCAAAAATGGCAGCAAAGATGTAACAAATGTGGCCGGATAGTCGGATGTGATTATCGCGGTCGGAAACATAAATGTGGATGTAATCGGGGGGATGGAAAATGAGAATATGCAGTTGTGGATTTATTGAATTCCACCTTAAAGTAGATGATGATGTTGTGAAAATCTGTTGTGCCCACTGTGGTACGATTTATTTTCCTACTGAAATACCAGACCTGCCAGATACCGATACAGAATAACCACATCACACACACACCACCACCAGCCCGGTGCAATGCCGGGTTTTTGTTTTGGTTAGTCGGCTGGGGTTGGTTTCTTAGAATCAGTGGATAATAATATCCAGTTATCGGACGATGTCTACCTCAATCCTAAATCCGTCCATATACCCGTCTATAAAAACCCCTATTATCAGCCTAAAAACAGCTATCAGTCCCCTTAAAAATTCTACATGGACGGGGCTATAACTGCATCACAGCATAGTTACAGACCCTATGGAGGCATTTGCCCTGTCTCCATGTCCATACACACCGACTAAAAGACTTTCTATACAGTTTTACATTGCCATTTGTCTATACCATAGTATATAGACTATACTCTTCTCTTATATTTCTCTTAGTATAGTTTTAGTAAGTATGTAGACATAGAGGTAAGGTAAAACGACTATAACTACAACGTAACACCACTACAAGCTCTATACTGCCATGTCTATGTAGAGGGACATTGTGTAGCCATGTCCAGACCGAATGGCGTTTATGCACCAGTATCACAGATTCAATGACTACCTCAATCTGATTATCATAGACACAGACAGAGTTTTGTCAAGCAGATTATACTTGACATCGAGTTTCAGATATGGTATTATAGACGAATGAATAGACTACTAATCTAACTGGAGAATAGGAAAATGAATAACACATTAAAAACTTGTGCAAAATGCAAACAAATAAAACTCGTAACTGACTTCGGTACAGACAAGACACACAAAAACGGTTTGCAAAGCTGGTGTCGAGCGTGCAAAGCAGCTTGGGCAAGGCGATACTATGCTACAACCAAAGGTAAACTGGCACACAATCGTAGCAGACAACAGCACACCGAACAGCGACAAGCTGATTTATTAGATTGTGAAAATCATTGCCCAAAATGTGATGGTGAAGATATTGAATGGTCGCTAAAAGATATTCAAGACAATATAATCTATCAAAATGCAGAATGCCGAAGTTGTGGTTGTCTGTTTACAGAAATATGGCAATATCACCATACAGAAATTGACGAAAAACAGGTAGTCTAACCCCCACCGACCCGACATCGTCCACCACAGCGAACGTCTGGGCTTCGGATTTTGCAGGAAAGGTAGTGTAATATGAATATGATAAAGACGCTGAAACGATTATCACCTGTACCGATTAGTTTTAAGAGCAGGAAAGAAATGGGTGATATTGGTTTGTATTTCGATAAAAATAATTATATGAGTTATTCTCCACGTATTGAAATAGCAAAGGGCTTAAAAAAACATCGTAGAATATCTATTTTAGCACATGAAATAGGCCATGCATTATGTAGCGAAAAGAATTGTAAGTGCATGATAGGCAGAAATAACCATATATTAGCAGAATATCATGCTTTCAAATTTGAATTAGGGTGGCTGTTAAAACATAAACAGAAAAAGGCGTTAAAATCAGCAATACACGATATAAAAGATTACCATGATGTTAATGCCCACCAATTCGCGGCAGAACGTATAATGAAACTAAAACTTTGGCAAAAATGTTTGGGTTATGTAAAATAACCCTTGACATCGCCGGCCGGATATGCTACAATACTAACATAGCCGATAGTGGCTGATTGAAAGTGAGGATGTGATATGGAACGAATCGAGTTTACTTGTATGGAATGTGATAATGAATGTCGGTTATCACTTAGGTGCGACTCAAGTGATACACCCGAACATTGTCCTATTAATCCATACGATGAAACAACGCCTGTCTGGGAGAACTAAAAATGCAAAGTGAATACGAATGTCAATGCGGATACATCTGGATAGACGACTATAATCACGGCTGTCCTATGTGCGGTAAGCGGGACGATGTTATTCGGCGTGATTATGTTATTAAGCAGCCAAATGAATTTGGTGCTAAGTATAACAGAACAAATGAGAGGATGTGATATGACAGAATATGAAGCACAACAAGCATATGATGATATGTTAAATGAAATGTTTCCGCTGGATGGAATTTGCTGCAATAGTTTTGCAACATTGTTGTTAGAAGGTGACCCAACAGCTTATCATTGTGGATTTACTGATTATTGTGATGCACAAGAAATTGAACTGGAGGATTGATATGCTAACGAAAAAAGACTTTAAGGCGGTCGCGGAGATTATCAGGAAAGCAGATAAATCAGGTGAGCTAAAATATGCAGGTTCGGTAGCATATCGGTTCAGTAAATACTTCGCCACACAAAACCCACATTTCGACCGTGACCGATTTATGCAAGCTTGCGGATTAACCGAATGAACCAGCCGAGCGGGTTGTCGCTACGAACATGGACGTAATACCCGCTCCGCTGTTCAGTTTATTCGTCCTGATAAGCAGGGCGGGAAAGGTAGGTGAGGTATGAATTTTTCTTTATCTGTCAGATATACAATAAGAGAGAAAGACAACATAAAGGTTTTATGCTTTAAGCATGCAGTTCAAGCAATTATTGAGAATGATGTCGATGTAGATGTTGAAGTGGATGAATTTGGCATGTCAGATTATGATTTTCGAAATACAATTTGTGATAAATGTAGTTAAACGGAGATTAATATGGACAACTACACAGCAGTATCAATAGCAGAGGACTTCTGCGACTTCACACCAACCGAGCAGGAAACAATCGAAGCCTGGCAGCACTTAATCGACACCGGCCTGGCCTGGACACTACAAGGCTGGTTTGGACGCAGGGCAACAGAGTTAATCGAGCAGGGCATGTGTTCTGCTCCGGTAAGGAAGGTGGTGTGAAGATGTATAATCTGAAAGCGAAAATTATAAGACCACGTTCTGCGATAACATGCAATAAATATAATTACCTTAAAAAGGAAAATAAAGGAAAGTTAAGGGTTTATTGTGAAAATTGCAAGGATAGAAAATTTTGTGTTCAAGCAATTTAATCCTTGACACACCAAAGCAGATATGATACAATAGTAATTATGAATCAGATACGGCAGACAATACTAACTATTGAGGACATCGTGGAACATCACGACTTCCTTAAACATAACCAGTGTGTCGACTTGTTCTTGCCAGCAAACCGTAGGCAGGAAGTGGCTGATGATATGCTGATGCGGTTTACTCGAACATTTATGATTTTGGAGGATTGATTGTGGGCATCGTTTATCGCATACAGAGCAAGCAGGATAGGACACGTGGTGTGTATCATTCTGCAAAATATGATGTTGGTGATGGTAGTATGATAGACCAAATGCACTTTGAACATAGTCATCCGGCAAATAACATTGACATCCATCCAGCAGTCTACGAAGATATTAGGCGTGATATAAAATATGATGAATATTCTGGATGTGCTACGGCAGCAGACCTGCTCCGGTGGTTCAAGGGATTCATACCAGACCTGCTTCGAGCAGGATGTGAGATTGTCGCGTTACATAACGTAACGATAACAGCAGTAGGTGAATATCAGGTATTATTTAAGTGGAATGATTAGGCCGATAGGCCGGAAAGTGAGGTATTGAATGAAAGCAGAACGAATAGAACCGAAACAGGAGTTTGTACCAGTGATAGTCACGCTGGAAAGCCAGGAAGAAGTGGATTCACTTTATGCAATAGGGAATAACTCAATAATTGGTGATACACTTCCTGCATTACGTTGCTGGTATCGCCAGCTTGCACCTTTTTTTGGCGGAAACGAAGGCAAGTTATGGGAAAAGCTCCAGAGCGTGCTACGCCGCTAAACCCCACAAGCGAAAGCCGTCTGAACCCCACACTTAATGAATGGACGGCTTTCGGTTCTTGGGTTTAACTTATTATGAAAGTGAGGTGACAAATGAACGAATACAAAGTAGAAATCAAAGAAACGTTGAGCCGCATCGTGACAATATTAGCTGATAGTGCAGATGATGCTTTAATCGATATAGAAGAACAATATTGCAAAGAAGGCATTGTCTTGGATGCAGCAGATTTTCAAGATGTAGAATTTGGGGTGGTGGCATGAAACAACTAACAAATGCAGAACGATTGGAAGTGGCGATGGGCATACTTGATAAGCGTCAGGTCGATGAGTATGCAGAACGGTGTAGAGAGCTTGAGCAGGACTGCGAGCGTAACGGCTTCCATAATACTCCCGCTGAGTGTGAAGATTTTGAATGTAGTCACTGTCCATTGTATTATGATAAAATGGGCAGGAAACAAATTGGTTGTCCCTACGTGGACTGAAAGGTGGTGATATGTATCAAGTAGGTGTAATTGTAGAATTTGAAGACGGCACAGCAGAACAAAATAAATTTGAATATTGGGGTGAAGCATGTCAATGGGTGATAAATTTTGCTAATAATAATATGTCTCTCCCGAAAAAAGTAAATATGTGGATATTGAGAAAATCATGACCCGCACCACAGACTCAAATAAGCTGGACCGGCCTCTCTATGAGATAGCTCAACTGTTCGCTAACCGGTTCATCGGCAGCTATGGTATCGTTGATGCTGAGCGGATAGCTAAGCTGATTTGGGAGAAGGTTGTGGCGAATCGTAAGGGATTGGAAGGGAGATATGGGAAATGAAAAAACACCTAAAAAGAATATGTTTGAATTGCGTTTATGAAAAGAAACATTGGTGTTCAATAATGAAATGTGAAGTAGAGTTGATGTGTTTTTGTGAACAATGGACTCGCAAAACTAACAAGCAAAAAAGAACAAGAATGAAAGTGAGGTGAGATATGTTTTCAGTTTTGCAAAAGAGACAAATTTCAGAAAAAATTCAAATATTATTAAGGATGACAAACCACTCTGAATTGCCAAAAGAGGAAATACAATTCTCTTTGCATGTTGATGGGGCAGAATCATGGTCTTGGGCAGATATTAAAAACAACGGGGCTATATCTAATCCATCAGTCAATCCCTGGAACGAAGCACAGGATAAAGCCACACCCCCCAACCCCCAACACGGTCATGAGCCGGATAAAGTGAAGCCGCTGGCTCAGTATTTGAGTGAGTATTTAGCAACGGGTATTGACAGAATGCATGAAGCAGGGATGCCGATGGACTTCACTGAGGATGGATTGAAACCTATACTCGAACAAGCACTCGATGCGTATCAGTCGACTGAAAATGTAACGATTAAAATTGAGAGAAAGTGAGGTAATGAAATGACGATTTGGTTAATTATAATCAATTTAGCTTTAATTGATGTTTCTTTAGGGCTTATAGCTTATGTCTTAAATTCTATTATTCAAAATAAGGATTGAACGGGTATGACCCCCCAACGACTCATAACACATCGCCAAGAGCAGATATACCGGATGCGACACCAAGACTTTGTAGGATTGACCACTAAGCAGGTAGCAGCGATGCTTGGTATTACAACACACAGTGTCGCTCGTCATATGTGGGAAATGCAGAAAATAGCCCCACAGTTGTTTCCTATTTTAACCAGGCGACAAGCAGATATATATCACATGTTTACGGAGTTAGGACTGGAACAGAAGGTTATTGCAGAAGTGTTGGGCATAAGTAGTAATTGTGTTGCTATTCAAATATACCGTCTTAGGAATAAAGGCATGTATGTGCCCCGCAGATTACACCAAGTGTTGTATATGCCAAGGGCACATGACCATTTAATCAAACGAAAGTTTTAACAGAAAGAGAGGTGATAAGATGGAAAAAATATTTATCGTAGTTGGAGCCACAGTTGGGATTATTATTTGCGTGGCTGGTATCGGATTGTTATTAGCCTTTCCAATTAAGTGGACATGGAATGCGACAATGCCTTACCTTTTTGGCTTGTCCACACTTACTTGGGGAAAAGCATGGTGTCTTCATTTTATGTGTGGTTGTTTGCTTAAATCCAGCCATATTAGCACAAAATAATATCAAGTCCCCACCATTACGTGTACATGGACACACTCGCGGGGCATGTATGAGGCAATATCAAATTCAACTTATTTTGGATAACTCGAAACCGCGAGCAACAACCGGCTGCAATATCTGGCATAGCGTTCCGCGATTACCGGCTGGTTGTTGCTTACTTTTGAAAGTGAGGTAAAAATGCACTATGTAACAAAATGGGATTATGAAAACAGAGTATATACTGTTGCTGGCTGTGGGCAAGAAGTAGTTACGGTAAATGCGCTTGGTAGTTCTCGCGGGGCTAAAACAGCCACCTATCGCAAAAACCACGTAATCTGCGGGAACTGTCGGCGGAGCAAAGTGTTTAGGGGTGTCCGATAAAAGAATTTTCAAATAATTCTAAGATTTTCTGATAGAAACCTTCCAAATAGTTCCAATTTTCGCCTATAAATAGAAGGATATGTTTTTTATGGTCGAAGATAATACAATGAGTGAAAATTGGTATAAACCAGATTGCGGAAAATGCGAATATTTTATGTTTACATTTTCTTTTGGTTTTATTGAATCTAAAGAATGTTTATTATCACCTCTTGAAAAATGTCCTTACGAGAATGAATTAAGTTATAATGATCACGGTGATGAAGATGATTATTCAGAAAAGGTAAAAACAGAGTAGAAAAATGAATAAGAAAACTTTTAGAGCAAAGATTGAAAGCGGTATATGTACAACATACGGGTGCATATCGCTATACAAGTCGGGCGAACAGTATTATTATGGACGATACGGCGAAAAAGGCAGGGAAACTGAGGTCTTTGACACATTCGCAGATTTATGGAATGCGGTATCTCATTATTTCGTGTATGGTATCGATTATCTAAACAGAACCGTAATTAGTCCACGTACTAAAAAACAAAATGAGGACCAGAATGAGCGATGGATGCGTATTCATAATTTTAAACTATGTAAATGTGATGTCAGAATTCCAATTGAGCAAAAAATGTGTTCTTTCTGTATCAGGTGGATTAAGTTGGATAGGAACCATCAGCGATATATTAGAATCCGTGGTTCAATATCACCATATGATAAATATGATAAATACTTAATTACAGTAAAACAAAAGCGTTTAATCACAACAGGACAGGAACAAGCATTACGGCTTTGTCATCATGAACATGGAGGATTAGACCAAATAGAAGCCGCAAAGCAAATGGGTATTAGTAGGCGTGCTATATGTTATTTATTAGCTGCTGTAAAAAAAGTTTTGCCTGCTTATTTTCCGATACTTACAAAATTAGAAGCTCAAACATATCATTATTACATGATCGAAGGTTGGGAAATAGATGAAATAGCAGAATATATTGACTCCTCATCAGATACAATTTATAAAACACTTCAACGAGCAAAAGCTAAAGGAATGTTTTTCACAGGTGCAAAGGGCAGGATTCAGTCCTACGATGCTCTTAGGGAGCGTTATGGTAATGATGATAGTGAAGGCATGGATGCTCATATAAAAAAGAAATTCTAATCTTGGCCAGCTTGAATCCTCACCTATGGCCACTAAGACAATAGGAGTAGGACTGAAAGGTAGTAGGGCTGGTCACTATTTTACGGGAGATTGATATGCACGACAGTGGCAAAGATACAAACCCAAAAGATATAATCGGGATGAAGAAAGCTCCTATATCCACACTATCTTGTCCTGTACTATTTGAAATGGGATTAGGTATGTTAGAAGGAGCACGAAAATATGGACGGCATAATTATAGAGCTTTGGGGGTTAGTGCTACTGTATATTATGATGCTACTATAGGACATCTTATGGATTGGTTTGAGGGGGAAGATATTGATGCTGATAGTGGTTTGTCTCATATTACAAAAGCATTGACGGCCTTGCATGTGCTTCGGGATTCGATGTTGATGGGAAATTGGATAGACGATCGGCCAATACGGAATCCTAACAAACTTTATAAAAAACACTTCAACCCAAAAGCTGCTGCGATAATTGAAAAATATCCAGATGGCGCTGCTCCGTTTCTTGAAAAAGATGAAAAGGAGTTCGTCTGCCCCGAAGGGTGGGTGATAGAGCTTTTCAGTAATTGCGGATGGTATGTTTTTAATAATTATGCTGATAAACACTTACATAAGGATTTTCAATTACATAGTGGTACGGATTATAGTGGTGGAAATTACGCCCCCGGCTACTGGCCAACGAAAGAAGCTGCTGAAGCTGCTTTGGCTGCGTATTTGGAAAAGGAGTCTGGTTGATGTGGCAGGATAATGTGAATGGTTTGTTTGAATTGTTAGGCGGTATGTTTATTTTCCTGCATTGTGTTAGACTTTTTAAGGATAAAAAAGTGCGGGGGGTAAGTTTTATAGCTACAGCTTATTTTACATTATGGGGATTTTGGAACATTCATTATTATCCTCATCTTAAACAATGGTGGAGTTTCGTTGGTGGACTGACTATTGTTGCAATGAACACTTTATGGATTATAATGATGATCTATTACATCCGAAAGGAACGAAATGGTAAACACAGTATTCTTAGATTGTGATGGTGTTCTCGCTAATTTCCGTAAGGGTATACATGATGCTTTTGGCAAATTTTATGATTACCCTACACTATCAAAAAAATGGAAATTTTGGGATGATTGGCCTGATGTGACATTTGAGATGGTGAACGCTGTTTGCACTATAGAATTTTGGCAGAATCTTAGAGGAATGCACGACAGTAATAATATTTTACATGCAGTTATTGATAAATTTCCTGTAGGACAAATTTATCTACTAACTACCCCAATGCCTAATGTTGAATCAGCAACAGGTAGATGGTCATGGATTAAAGAATATTTACCTGAATTTTATAAACGCACGATCATCACCCAAGCTCCAAAACATTTATTAGCTCGACCTGACACCTTGTTAATCGATGACAAGAATGAAAATGTGGATGGCTTTCGCGAGGCTGGTGGTAAAGCATTGCTCGTCCCGCGTCCTTGGAATCGTGCTCATCTTCAAGCAAATCGAACAGTTGAAGTAGTTAAAGAATTTTTGGAGAGGATATGTCAAGAATCTTAACAATAGGTGACATCCATGAACCAGTATCACATCCAGGTTATCTACAATTCTGTCAAGATTTATATTACGAATGGAATTGTGACACTGTAGTATTCATCGGTGATGTAGCTGACTTCCAGGCTGTTAGCTTTCACGCTGCGAATCCGATGTGTCCTGGTCCTGATGATGAATACACACTCACTAAACAGAAGATACAGAAATGGTATAAAGCATTTGCACATGCTAAAAAGAAAAAAGTCTGCATTGGAAATCACGATGAACGCGTAATTCGATTAGCTGAATCAGTGAATATACCAAGTAAATTCTTGCGTGATTATAAAGAGATTTGGAAAACACCTAATTGGGAATGGGCACATGAACATATTATTGATGGTGTATATTATTTTCATGGTACTGCGATGGGCGGCGTTCACCCTGCTTGGAATACTGCTGGTAAGATGTTACTTCCGGTGGTTATGGGGCATTGTCACACCAGGGCAGGTGTCAAGTGGCGTGCAAATCCTCTTCGGCGTATCTTTAGCGTTGACGTGGGTTGCGGTATTGATGTGGACGCTTACCAGTTTGCGTATGGTAGGCATATAAAAGAACGTCCTATTTTAAGTGCAGCCGTGATTTTGGATGGTATACCGTACCATGAGATTATGCCTTGTGGTAAAGGTGAGCTATATCATAAGAGTAATTTCAAATGAAACACATAATCATATTACTAATACTTTGGATGCTGGTCCATACCGTGTGGACTCATAGAAAGGGATAATGTTAAGCCGAAGACCTGTTGACAAAATAGCGATAATAGATTTTGATGGAACACTTTGTAAATTTATGTTTCCTGATGTTGGTCCGATTGAACCAGATGTAAAAGTAGCGTTAGAAACTCTAAAACAAGCTGGCTATATAATAAAAATTCATTCTTGCCGAACTGCAACTTACTGGGACCGGCCAGATGAACGAACAGAACACTTACGGTTGATCTTTGATTTTTTATGGAAACATAAATTGCCTTATGATGAAGTAATCATTGCTCCAACAATGGACAAACCTATTGCAGACGTATATATTGATGATAGAGCAATTAGGTATAATAATAATTGGTTAGAAATTGCAGCGAGGCTAACAAATGGGTAAAGGGAGCCGGTATCGCCCACATACCACGACACGCGAGGAACAGGACTTGCGGAACAGGTACGCCACAACCAGAATGACATTCAAAGAATTTGAAGCGACATATAGGAAGTTAATGAGACAAGGTAAGATCAAACGTTCAGGGAGAGTGGTTCGTGAACCATAAAAATAAAACAGAAAGCGAGGTAACAAAATGAAAAAAAGCGATGTTGTAGTAATTAATGATGGTAGTTTTTCAAGAACAGTTAAAAATAATAAATTAACTTATGGCCCTGATGGTGATAAGTACACTCATACCAAGAATAGTGATCGTAGACAATATGTAATTATTGAAACTGGTTGTAGTTTTCCGAATACTGATGGCCACAATACATTTAATAACACAGTAATCCAGGCTGTCAATTCCGATAAAATAGTCTTCATCGAAGAACGTTTTCTGGAATTGAAAAAATTACCAATTCGTGAAGTCACTATGGTTGAAGTTTGTGCACAATTTGGCGAAGACGTGAAAGTAATTAAATGATCACCCAAATCCTCGACAAAATAGATTGGCCGACAGACACTCTGCTGCTCGACTTTGAGACTTTTTTCAGCCAAGACTACTGTATGGGCAAAGACAAGAAAGCTCTGTCCATTGTGGAGTATGTCACTGACCCCCGGTTCCGGTTCACTGGCTTGGGCATTCAAATTGGTGGTGTTGGTCAAATGGGACCAGACGGCCATCGAGTTGATTGGTGGGACAATCCTCGATTCATCCCTGGCCCGCATGTGTCCTGGGCTATCAGTATGTTAAAACGTAAGTTTGGCAAGGCACTACATAATTGTACTGTGATTACCAAGAATAATAAGTTCGATTGCTTGATCCTGGTTGAGAAGTTCGACATTTACCCGCTGTATACTATCGACATCGAGGATTTATCACGGTATTACGATAGTCGCATGAAACAGGGACTAAAAGATTTATGTAAACTATTCAAACTCCCAGCCAAAGGCGACACCAAACAGTTTAAAGGACTGTATTGGGAAACAATGACACCAGAACAACGTCA